CAGTTTACTAATTTTTTTGAACGGATTATATATTTTCATCTTGCATACCTCTTTTCAAAATTCTATTTCCAATTTCAAATTTTAGTAAAAACTTCCATATCGTAATTTTCTCTTATGTAATCTACACATTTCTGCAAATTTTCTTTCAAAAATTCGTCTCGCGCAATATCCGGGTGTAGTGTATACAACATACAACTATTCTCTTTTCCATTTTCTTTATATTTTTTATAATTAAATGTCATTGTGAACAATGGAATTCGTGTTAGATTTTTTGTTTTTCTCTTTATGTACAGATTACATAACCTCTTTATCATTTTTCATAAACCTCTCAAATTTCCTTTTACACTTGCCGCACAAATGAATTGTATCTTCTTTCGTTAAGAACACTTTTCGTATTGTAACTGTTTCAGTATCTTTTCCATCAAATTCCGCATTTACGATAGAAATATCCGATTCTCCGCTCATAATTTTCAAATAATCGTCTCTTGGAATTTGTGCTGAAACTTCTTCCGGCAGACAATCAAGAACATCTTCTACCAGATTTTCAATCCGTTCTCCGCAGCGATCACATGTGTACCATTTTTCCTCGTGAATCATAATCCATGGACCTCCCGTAATCTCGCATACTTTTCCACAAGCACATCAATTACCACATTTAGTTGATTGATTTTAATGCAATCGGATTGATGTCTATCGTTTAGTTTTGCAATTTTATCAATAGATTCTGCAATGTCTGTATTTGTTTCAACTTCTTTTTTTCCACAAAATGTTCCTATGTTTGGAACATAATGTGGAAATTCTTCGCAACCAGAATTAATATTAAGCACTTTTCTATTTTCCTTACATTCTTCTAGTTGCTCACATTTATCGCATTTTGTAAATTTTTCTTCATTTTCGTGCAGATGCTTTTCTTCTCCATCTGTTAGTTTTCTTCCACAGATAGGGCAATACGAAATATCGATTATTCCAAGTTCCCCAGTCTTGCTATTTGCATAGTACGTGTCATAACCTTTTCCTTTTTCTCTGATATGCCATGTAATTTTCCCATCAAAAAATTCAATTATCTTTTGTTCTTCACAAAATTCACACATAACAATTCCCCTTTCTGTGAGGTTTCCAAGATGAGAACAACTTCCTAGGATTTGCAGTTGCTCCTATCTTTGCATTGATTTTTTTTGCCGAGGCATTGACCTCATGCGCTCGTCTATCCGGTAATGAGCGGGACGCACAACCCTAACAGGATTTGAACCTATTCTACGAGAGTCAAAGTCTCGTGTGCTACCATTACACCATAGGGCTAAAGCAGGTCTTCCCTGCTTGCATTCATATTTATCGTGCCATGCTTGACACTAATCCGCCTTATAAACCACCCTCGACCGCCCAGCAGTCACTCATTTAATTACTTCCGGCGAATATCCAAAGCATCCAGACTACTGCAATCACTGAATTTGTCTCATTTCCTTTGGATTAAGTTTTTTGTCGATTGTATAGCATTGCAGGACTTCAAACCGACCACGAGTGGAAAATGTCTATATCGGCACATTATTGCGAACTTGCCATATGCCAGGGCGACAGTTTTTAACCATCTTCTCGTGATGGAACAGATTTATCGTCTCGGTATAAGGACGGGTTTTAACGTCTTTACTGACAAGAACAAGCAACTGAGATTATGCAACAGTTAGTCGGCACTCACGAATGAGGACAAGCGTTATGATTTTCTGTTGTTTATCGGCAGGGTTTCGACCAGATGTTTACCCGACTTGTACCATCCACACAAATATGTGCTTCCACGAAACCTTGTTCCGCTACCGTCTCTTCACGCTGTATTTAATTGCTTATTCAAATCCCCACGAGCCTTGTGACGGCTCTTAACAGCATTCCGCTATGGGGAGAAAGGATGAAACAATAAAAAATAAAAACTGCGTCGATTGTGAGGGTGTGGGTTTGCACCACACATGAACCATGTCTTTTCGATTTCTTTTTTCCGACAGTCTACGCTTTCGCTCGTGTCACAAGATAAGTAATTTGCACAGTTCTCACGACTAAATCTGTCTACCTTTTCCAGCACCTCACAGAATCTTATGAATTTAAAATAAATAATGAATTTAATGCAATGATCAATGCGACCGATCCGCTTAACAACCCCATTCCTGTTTCTTTGGTTTTTAATCCAAAAATCATTCCGATCAAGAACAGTGCAAACAAAATTACATTAAACGCTAACAAAAATCCTTTAATCATTAATAAATCTCCTTTCCACAATCTATGCACTTCCAAACATGATGCGTAATCCATGAACCATCTTCCTGTCGTTCCAGGTATGTGTATAATGGATCAACATGTTTATGCTTACAGAATAACCGCTTAATCATCTTCATTATTCTTACTCACCCAATCTTCACACCAATGCTCATATTCTACGAAATCGGCTATATATTCACTTTCATCATTCACACATACATAGCCTTGCATTTTATCGTAGTGACCATATTTGCAAGTTCCGCAACATCCGTTCATGTGTATCACCCTCTTTTTATTTTTTGAAAAATTTTTGAAATCAGCAGTTACTTCTTGGAAAATACGTGCGAGTCGCAACCCAAACGTCATGTTTCCGGTATCCAATATTGCCAAGAATTTTCACAAAATTATATCTTCTTGAAACCGGATATCCGAGCCTGTCTTGTACTGTCTCAAAAAAGTACCGAATATCGTCAATGACATCTCTAACACGCTTGAATAATTTTCCCATTTTCTCGAATACTGATTTAGCAGCAATGAGGAATTGTCTTAAATTGTAGACCGCTATGCTAATTCCATTCTTGATGCAATACTTAAACTGTATAACAGACAATCCGGTTTTTCGTATTTCTATTGCCTGTTCTTCTGTTAGTGCTAATATCACGACATATAACCTCCTGTCTGTCTCATAAATACCTCTTTTTGTTTATTTCGGAATTTGGGGGACTAAGTAGGCAGATTTTTGCGTTCGTGTATAGAGGGGTAGGTATCATTCATTTACTATCGAACATATGTATCTATCGAATAAATCCTTATTTATCAAATACATCTATACGTGTTTTATTATATTTGCACCAATGTCAATGATATATTTTAATCTAAATTATTCTCCGTTTCTAAATGTTAAAATACATCAATCTTTTTCGCTCTCGATCTGCTTTACTTCTCCCAGTTTCGGAAGTTCCGAAGCTGTTAATGCTCTTTCGCTAGTCCGTTCCTTGCTCACTCCCGGAAGATTCCAACCGTGACGTTTGTTAAGTATCGGCAAGTATTTCATTGGGTTGTTTCTTCTGTCTTTTAGCAAACAAACGAGAGACTCCTCGTTATTTTCCACTAATTTTTTGTAAATGTCTGAGGCCGCTGTACTTGGTTCTTTGATATACTCCCCTTCTTTCAGGTTGTTAACTGCTATATCACTTATAATATTCCCTTGTAAGTCCTTGTATATATAAGCCCTTGTATTACTATTCCCCCACGAATGTATTGTATCTCTTGATATACCAGATAATAAACAAAATCCCTTTATACTTATCTCTTGATTATGGCAGTAACACATATAGATATACATCTCTAACAGATCATCAACAGCATTAATATTATAACTATTACTAACGGTATGAGGTATAGTTAATATATCGGGATTTGGTTTTATAACGTGTTTATAAATATAGCTCAGCGCTGCGTTCCATTGGCTCGGCAATATATCATACTCACTTTCTATCGCGTTGGATTCGCAGAACATAGACAAATACATTTGTATTTCATTCTCAAATACTTCGACTGTCTGCTCTGCATCCTGTACTCTCTCCAT